TTTGGTGCAACGATCAGTGCAGCGTCTATTTCACCCTGTTCAAACAACACACCAATATTATCTACAACAACTTTTGATTTTCCTGTACCCATCTCCATAAAGAGTGCATAGTACTCCTTATCCCAACACTTCTGAAGTGTGCTTAACTGGTGATCGAATGGTTTTGTTTTAAATTCGTATTTCTTCATGCTCTACCTCTTGACTATAAGAATTTATAAGAGTATATGAAAATATGTCAAGGCCCCAAAAAGGTCTTTAACAACGAACCACGAACCACGAAGGAGACTATATGTCAGAGGATCTGATACAACAAATGGAGCAAGACTTTGAAGAAAAGTTTGCCTCTAATTTGGAAAAGACTGACGGAGGCGCACTGAAAACAGTAGCCGAGTTAGCAAGAATAATCAAAGCAAAAGAACAAGAGGTTGCAGACCTAGAACGGCAGCATAAAGATGCCAAGAAAGAACTGCTGCGTCTTACGGATGAGGAACTACCCGCATCTATGGCAGAAATGGGGCTTGCCTCGTTTACCTTGGATGACGGTTCCACCATCGACGTGAAACCAACTTATGGTGCATCGATCTTGGTTGCAAACCGAGAGGCAGCGTATGAGTGGTTGAGGGACCATGGTTACGACGACATTATCAAGAATGATGTGTCGGTATCGTTTGGTCGGGGGGAAGATGATATGGCGGGGTCCTTTAAGTCCCTTGCAGAGAAAGAGGGATATGTTGCTCAACAGAACACAACTATCCATTCCCAAACACTTAGAGCTTTTGTCCGCGAGAGAGTTGAAGCGGGCGATGAATTTCCAATGGATTTATTTGGTGCCTATGTAGGGCAACGCGCAGTTATTAAAGGAGCAAAAAATGGGTAAAGCTGTAACCAAAGCGAACAAGTCAGAAATGGCTGAATTTGATCCGTCTATGTTTGAGGCGGATGCGGGTGAGGGTATCAACGACATGGGTCAAGAGGATCTGGCACTGCCGTTCCTCAAAATCTTGTCTGGTCTCGATCCGCTATTGGATGAACTTGACGAGGCAAAACGCGGTGATCTTTACAACACTGTGTCTGGTCAGGTTTATAAAGGTAAGGCGGGGGTGCGTGTTATACCTTGTGCTTACCAACGGCGTTTCATTCAGTGGGCACCAAGAGGATCAGGGAGCGGTGCCCCTGTAGCTATATTTGAAACGCAACAAGAGTGTCCTCCTGTTAAACGCAGCGAGGACGATAATAAGGACTACGTTGTAAACGGCGACGGTTCTTATATTGAAGAAACGCATCAACACTTTGTTGTCATCATCAATGAAGATGGTTCTGCTGAAACTGCGTTGATTGCGATGAAGTCCACTGCGCTCAAAAAGAGCCGTAAGTGGAATAGCATGATGTCCTCGGTACAAATGCAAGGGAAAAACGGCCCGTTTACACCGCCTCGCTTTAGCCAAGTATATCATCTCAAGACTGTTCCAGAAGAGAACAGTAAGGGTTCGTGGCACAATTGGGAGATGAGCCGCGAAGGAGCCGTTACCGATGGTGGATTGTACGCTCGCGCAAAAGCTTTCTTTGAGAGTATTACCAAAGGTGACGTGGTCGTGAAACATCAGGACGATAGTGCCGCTACAAAAAGCGACGAAGTACCGTTTTAGTTTCACAGGGCGGCCTAGTGTCAGGATGGGCCGCCCACCCTTTGAGGTAAACCATGTCAGTAGAAAAATTCTCAGCCATTTTTGATGGCTTACAAGAAGCATATGGTACTTATAGAGTAGAGAAGAAACAGTCCAACGGTAAGAATACAGGCAAAGCGGCTATAGTTCGCGAACCACGGACCAAGAAACTCTGGGAGGGCCATCTGTCTGGTAAAGGCAGTTCAGTCGGCATCATCCCGATCAATGCTGAAAACAAATGTAAGTGGGGTTGTGTCGATGTTGACCAGTACCCACTCGATCACAAGCTTCTGATTGAGAAGATCAGGCGTTTGAAATTACCTTTGGTCGTGTGTCGATCAAAGTCCGGCGGGGCACATTGCTTTCTCTTTGCATCCGAATGGGTTGAGGCAAGAGACATGCAGAAGTCACTCCAAAGTATTTCCGCGGCTCTTGGCTATGGGGACAGTGAGATCTTCCCAAAGCAAGTCAAGCTGAACCTTGAGCGTGGGGACGTAGGAAACTTTCTTAACTTGCCGTACTACAACGCAGAGGAGGGCCTACGGTACGCCTTTCTGGATGACGGGACCTCTGCAACCTTAGAAGAGTTTATCGAACTGTACGAGGCGCACAAGCAGACGCCAGAGCAAATCTCAAAGATACAGATCGAAAGCACCGCCAATATATCAGACTTTGAAGGCGGACCACCGTGTCTTAAAATTTTAGCAAAGATGAAAATATCAGAGGGCGGGCGTAATAACGGACTGTTTAACGTCGGCGTCTTCCTACGCAAGGCTTATCCCGACAGTTGGGAAAACGAAATATTAAAATATAACATGGAATATTTTGAACCACCGCTACCTTTAAATGAAGTAAACATCGTAGCCAAACAGGTTCAGCGCAAAGATTATGCCTACAAGTGTAATGACGCGCCGATAAATGCACACTGCAACAAGGACCTCTGCCGCACCATGAAATTTGGGATAGGTGCGGCGGTTGCGGGTGTGCCGATTGCTAACCTACGCAAGTACAACTCGACACCGCCTGTTTGGTTTCTGGACGTAAACGGCGAGCCACTTGAACTGGATACGGATGCGTTAATGAATCAGGCGGCGTTTCAGAAAGCTTGCATGGAGCAACTCAACCTTTATCCTCGCACGGCTAAGAAAGAGCAATGGGAAGCTCGTGTGGGCGCTCTGTTAAACGAAATGAAAGAAAACGAAAGCGCAATCGTCGAGGTGGCACAAGACGCAAGTATCAGCGGTCAGTTCTATGATTATCTGGAAGAGTTCTGTTCTTACTTGCAGAATGCACAAGACAAAGAAGAGATCCTGTTACGCAAGCCTTGGACGGATGACGAGACGCAGCTTACATATTTCAGACTGAAAGACTTTGAGGCGTTCTTGCGTAAGAATAAGTTCTTTGAATATAAGTCGCACAAGGTAGCGCAAAGACTGAGGGACATAAACGGCGAGTCCACGGTCCTCAAGATTAAGGGCAGAGCCGTCAGGGTATGGCACATACCTTCTTTTGAGAGTGGGGATGTGGACATAGATCCACCTAAATTTGGAAACGAGGCACCATTTTGATAGACGAGTTTAAAAGGACGCGAAACAAAGAGATCGTCCGTATGATTGACGAGCAGCATATGACAGCAACTGCGGTGGGTAGGTGGTTTAACATCTCCAAGCAGCGTGTGTCACAGATATATAACAGGGAAAAAAGCAATGTTCAGGATATTCGGCCCACCGGGAACGGGGAAAACCACGACTCTGCTTAATATGGTGGACAAAGCCCTTGAAGAGGGCACACCACCTATGAGTATTGCGTTTCTTGCCTTTACTCGTAAAGCAGCTACTGAAGCCAAAGAACGGGCAGCGGCACGGTTCAAACTAGATCCAAAGCAAGACCTGTTCTACTTCAGAACTCTGCACAGTCTTGCACTGACCCTGTCGGACATAAAGCCCGAACAGATCATGCAACCAGAGAATTACAACGAACTAAGCACGGCTATCGGTATCAACCTCGTGTCAGGCAACGTGGCAATAGATGACGATATATCTGATGTGCTCAACAAACACGACCCGATCATCAGCCTGATCAACTTAGCCCGTATTAAGAAGACGCCGCTCCGCGAAGAATACAACCACAGTTCTTTGCAAGAGGATTGGAACACCGTCAACTTTGTAGCCAAGAGCCTACACGAATACAAAACCTCTTTGGGTCTGTATGATTTTACTGATATGCTGCAAAACTTTGTGGATGACGGGCACCGCTTCTGCCCTCCGTTTGAGCTATGCTTTTTAGATGAGGCACAAGACTTGTCTCCGCTACAGTGGGACATAGCCCACCTGATAGAGCAAAAGACTAACCGCATGTATTGCGCGGGTGATGATGACCAAGCCATCTACCGTTGGGCAGGGGCTGATGTAGAACATTTCATACAACTAGACGGGCCGTCCGAGACACTGTCTAAGTCCTACCGCATCCCATCCACCGTCCACGACATAGCGCAGCGCATCTCAAGTCGGATCAAAAACCGATACCCAAAGAAGTATGAGCCTCGGCAAGAGCGCGGCGGTTACTCCCGCATTACCGATCTAAATGAGGTAGACATGTCGAGAGACAGTTGGCTTGTACTGGCACAAGCGGGATATCAACTACAGCCCGTGTCTGCCGATCTGCGGTCAAACGGTTACCTGTTTACCTACCGCGGCTCACGGTCCATTGGTGAGAAGATAAGTGACGCCGTCAACGGGTGGACCGATTTGCAGAAGGGCAAGTCTGTCTCTGGCAAGACAGCGCGAAACATCTACAGCTTTATGTCCGTCGGTAATCGTATTACCCGCGGCTATAAGAAACTGCCCGCGCTTGAAGACACCGACATGGTAAACCTAGCCGAGTTACAAATACACCACGGATTGGCAATCATGGACGAAATGATCTGGTCCGAAGCAATGGATAAGATACCTGATAAAGATAGAGCATACATTACAGCTTTGCTGCGACGCGGAGAGAAGTTCAATGGCATCCCCCGTATCACAGTGTCCACGATCCACGGATCAAAGGGCGGCGAAGCAGACAATGTCGTGCTTTTTACAGATTTATCTACAGCGGCTGACGAGGCCATGCAGATAAACCCAGACGATATGCACAGAGTTTTTTATGTGGGCGTCACGCGCACTCGTAAAAACTTGTATGTCGTAGAACCCGAAGATGCACATAGGAGTTATGACTTATGAAATGTTGGCACTGTGATGACGATGTAATATGGGGCGGCGATCATGATATCGAGGAGCATGATTATATGTCTGAAGACTATCTAATAGAAACTAACATGTCGTGTCCGAACTGTGGATCTTTCTACCTCGTTTACTATCCAAAGGAAAAAAAGAATGAAACGTGACGAAATATTGAGGCAAGCAGAAAATCTTATTAACGGTGACCGAGCGCAAGACTACGGCGACGCTAAAGAAAACTTCCAAGACATAGCCAATCTCTGGTCAGTCTTTCTCAAAACTGAAATCAATGTAGAACAGGTTGCCGTCTGTATGATCCTGATGAAGTGCGCTCGACTGATGAAGTCCAATCACATGGACGGTTGGGTTGATATCTGTGGGTATGCTGCGCTTGGCGGAGAAAAGTAATGGCCCTACAAATGCA